TAACTGGAGAGAATGATGATTGGTACTAAAGAGCATTATGACTTGTTAGTTGAATTTGAAAAAATGTTTAAATCTGAACGCCTTGACAAAGAAGAAAAATCGTTATGGAAAAAACAAATTGTTTATCAAGATGGTCAGGTTAACCAAAAATATCAAGCTTTTATTCTTGGTTATAGTCTTGGAAAATGCAATTTCCAATAATTAAATAAAAAACCATGAAAACACTAATCACAATCATCTTAGCCGCATTACTCGCAGCATGTGGAGATTGCCCACCTGATGCTGTTATTGCACCGCCTGAAGTTGTAACTGTAGCAGCGCCTGAACCAATTGTTACAACGCCAGTAGCAGCACCGCAACCACCAGTTATCGCGCCTGTAGCCCAGCCAGTAACGCCTGAACCAATACAAGCATGCCCACAATCAACAGGATGCTTGCCAAGCCCTGCGCAATTGCCGCCTAACCGTATTCCAGTAGTAGAGCCAAATCCAACGTCAGCATGTGTACGAGATAACACGCCATTAGTTTATATTGCCCCGTTTTGGGTAGATAATTGCGGCAACAAATACGGGCAAACAAGTTAAATAATGGTAAAATGGCACTGCAACTCGCAGTTGCTTCGCCCTTCGGGGCTTTTTTGAATACTCCTTAAAGGAACTCAAGTGATTAAACGCTTAATAACATGGCTTTATGAGCGATATGGCAAAGAGCCTGAATATGCACCTACGCTAGAAGACCGTAAGCGGTATTTGCAGGCAAGATTCATTCAAAACGAATTTAAAGGCGCTGGATATACTGGCAAGCCAAAGCCAGATTATCCAAAGGTAAACGGAAAAGAGCCGTCAGACTCGGTAAAAAAGCACTTAGACCAGATTTACGATGACGCTAAACAAAGTGCTGACCATATTTCTTTGATTAGAAAGACTTTAGTAGGGGAGTTTCCGCCTATTAACACCTACTTTAAGCATGATGTTAAATGACTACAGAACAATACATTGCAGACCTAGAGCGCCGCCTAAAAAATCTAGAGGGTAATGATGCTTTACGTGATTCTGAGACTAAAGCGACCCGCAAAATAGCAGAGAGTGCAGAAAGGCAAGTTAGGCATTTACAAGAGCCTTTCCATGCTTTGCGCTCATATTTAGATAGGTTTCACGCGCCAAAAGAGGAAAAATATAGCTTTTTTAAAGCGTATGATGAAGTTTTTGCTACATTGGCTCTTTTTGGCGGGTTGTTTGCATTAGTATCTATTTTTTCAATTGTTGTTAGTTGGTTAAAATGAATATAACACCTTTTACTTTATGGGAATTAAGACCAATAAAGCGCCTATACCCTAAAATTGATTTGCGCGGTTTACGAGATAGTGTAAACAGAATGGGCTATTGGGAGTGGATTAAATTTAAAAATCCCATAGCTGCGGATCGGCTAGGTTATTGGGCATGGCGTGGTGGTGGGTTAAATTACAAAGAGGAGAAGCCTAAAAAATGAGCTTAACCCATAAACAACCATTTGGAATATTTGTGTACGTGGGTAACTATGGCACTTATGAGCTTCCTCCAGAGTTATGCAAAATGGAAGGGATACTAAATGCTGGCGATAGACGGACAAAGCTAGGTAAATTAGTTGTGCAATGGGGAAAAGCACGAGACGAGATAGAAAGGGTTAAACATGAGCTTAACTCATAAACAAGAAGTTTTACTTTTTTTAAAAAGGCATGCTTGTAATTTTAAAGATGGTAAACATTCTGTTATCCATACTAGAAGTGGAAAATTACTTGAAATAACCGATTTTATTGGCAAAACGATTGCTAACACACGCTCAATAAAGCTAAACTTTTAAATGTTAACTCATAAACAACAAGCTATTTTAAAATGTGTAAAGTGCAAAACTGGCAATATGGCTGCTGTTGATAAGCCCGCTATTGGTCAAATATTGGATGTGGTTGATTTGATAGTGAACCCTAATGCAGCGAATTTTCAAGTTTACGAATGCAGCCAATGTAAGTGTACATATTACAAAACGGAGGGTGTAAAGTGAGTTTAACCCATAAACAAGAATCATTCGCCCAAGCTGTAGCCTCAGGAATGAGCCAATCAGATGCTTATAGAGCTACGGGCGATGTGAGTGAAGACACTAAGCCTGAAAGCATCTGGGAGCGTGCAAGTCTGATAGCTAGCGACATCAAGGTTCAATCAAGGATAGCTCAATTGAAAGACGAGATAGCAGCAAAAGCCCTTTGGACACGCGAGGACAGCGTTAGAACGCTTAAAGACATAGCAACCGATGAGGCAGCTAGGCACGGCGATAAAACAGGCGCTGTGAAGGTTTTAAACGAGATGCATGGATACAATGCGCCTAAAGAGATTAATGTGAATGGCAATTTAGGTATAAATGTCCACTTCGATTGATGTTCGGCTACCTAAAAAGCTGCAATTCCTTTTCAAGCCTAAGCGCCACAAAGTGGCATACGGTGGCCGAGGCTCCGGGAAGTCATGGGGTGTTGTTAGAACTTTGCTTATTATTGGAGCTGGTAAGCCTATCCGCGTCTTATGCACCCGTGAAGTTCAGAAGTCAATTCAACAGTCGGTGCATCAATTACTAAAAGACCAAATAGAATCTTTGAATTTAGGTGACTTTTATCAGGTGCTTGAAAAGGAAATACGTGGAAAAAATGGAACAGAGTTTTACTTTAGCGGCTTGAGTGACCAGACCGCATCAAGTTTAAAATCCTTTGAGGGCGTGGATATTTGCTGGTGCGAAGAAGCGCAAAGCATTAGTAAGAAAAGCTGGAATATTTTAACACCCACAATTCGGAGACCGGGTAGTGAAATTTGGGTGACTTATAACCCTGAATTAGAAAGCGACGAAACACACAGGCGATTTGTTACACAGCCTCCTCCAAATTGTGAAACTGTTTTAATGAACTACATGGATAATCCATATTTCACGCAAGAATTAGAGGATGAGCGCACTCATGCTTTGGCAACAATGAAAGAAGAAGACTACAATCATATCTGGCTAGGACAATGTAAGCCCGCTGTAGAAGGCGCTATTTACTTCGATGCCATGAGTCAGACCGTGCAAGCTGGGCGAATCCGCGAAGTGCCGCATGATGGCAGCTTAAAAACTCACCTCATATTCGACTTAGGCATGGCTGACAGTATGACAATCATATTGGCACAAAAGGTTAGCTCTGAAATACGTATCATTCACTACATTGAAGGCAATCAAAGGACATTAGCAGATTACAGTGCAGAGCTTAAAACGCTAAGGCTTGATGACCAACCAATGAACTGGGGAACTGTTTGGTTGCCGCATGATGGCTTTCACAAAAAACATCAAACTGGTATAGATGACCGCCAAGTAATGGAGGGGCTAGGTTGGACAGTTGACCCGAACGGTGTGCCTAACGTAGAAGTAGCGTCAGGAATTGACCGAGCGCGTGAGACTTTCCCTCGAATCTACTTTAACAAAGAACGCACCGAGCGATTAGTAGAATGTTTAAAGCGTTACCGCTGGAATATCAATTCTAAGACTGGACAGGCTAATCAGCCGTTGCATGATGAGTTTAGCCACGGCGCTGATGCTTTTCGCTATTTGGCCTTAGTTGCTGATATGTTGTCCAATAACAACGGGTCAAATAAAAAGATTCAATATCGTAGGAGCTATCTAGCTTAAAGCATATAAGTTATAATGCGTCACAAAAGCACAATTGGGAAATTGCCTTTATGAAAATGGACGACGACGAACTGTTAGACCTACTGCGGAAAAAGGAGCAGTCGGCGGCGCATTATGTTTATGGTGAACTAGGGCAAGAGCGCGAGTTAGCTGTTCGAGCCTATCACCGCATGCCTTACGGCAACGAAGAAGAAGGTATGCCTAGCGCTATCACTTCTGACGTACAGGACACAGTAGAGTGGATACTCCCAGCCCTTCTAAAGATATTCACAGCAACCGACAAAGCCGTTTCATTCGAGCCAACTACAGCGCAGGACGTTGCAGGCGCTGAACAGGCCACAGATACTTGTAACTACGTTTTCTATAAGCAAAATAACGGGTTTTTAGTCCTTTACACAGCGATTAAAGACGCTTTAATGGTTAAAAACTGTGCGATTACATGGCGCAAAGAGACTAAAGAGACGGTAAGTACGATTCCATTCAAAGGTGCTACGGCTGAAATGCTGGCAATGTTGACCGAGGACGGTAGCGAGATTATCGAAGCCAACGAAGCCCAGATTATTGACCCACAGACAGGACAACCCGCAATTGACCCAATGACAGGACAACCCGTTATGGGTTTCAGTGGTCGATTTAAGAAGGTAGAAGACAAAACAATCATTAAGGTCGAAGCGTTTAATCCCGCCGACCTTTTGGTTGATAACACTTGGACAAGCCCGTTGTTAGCTGAATGTCCATATACAGCACGTTTAATGCGCGTCACTTTGACCGAGATTAAACAAATGGGGTTTGATGTTACCGCCGAGGAGCTTAGAGCCTCTAGCGAATCAAGCCTAGACGAAGCAACACGATTATCACGAGTAGATGCTGATACACAGCGTTTTGACCGTGAGGATTCTACAGACGATTCAATGGCTGAGGGCGTGCTTAGAATCGAGTACGTTCTAGCTGATATTGATGGAGACGGCATAGCTGAACTAAGCTGTATTTATCGCTTAGAGGATAAGATTCTCAAGAAGGAAGTTGTTAGTCACGTGCCCTTTGCGACATTCTCGCCAGTGCTAAATACGCACCGCTGGGACGGCATGGGCATTGAGGATTTAGTAGGCGACTTGCAGAAGTTGCATACTGAAATGCTACGTCAGACCTTGTATAACTTGTATCTGACAAACGCACCTAGAACGACCGTGCTGACAGATTCAAACGGTACACCTTACGCTGATATTGACGACTTCTTAGATATGCGAGCTGGTGGTGCGGTTCGCATTACTCGTGAAAACGCTTTGCAGCCATTGGTAGTGCCTAATTCGTCAGCAGCATCTATGCCTATGTTGGACTACATCCAGCAAATGCGCGAGAACCGTACAGGCGTATCCCGTAACTCTCAAGGTCTAGACCCTGATGCACTAAACACAACAGCTACTGGCAAACAAATAGACCAAGCCAGCGCCATGCAGAGAATCGAGCTTATCGCCCGTATCTTTGCTGAAATAGCAATGAAGCCTATGTTTTGCGGCATTCTCAAGCTATTGTCTGAGGGCGGTATGGAAAAGATGGCTTTCCGTCTACGTGACCAGTTCGTCGAATATGACCCTAACGAATGGCGCGACCAATACGACATGACTGTGAATGTTGGTCTAGGTTCTGGCGATTCACAGCAAAAGATTCAAGCCTTGCAAATGATTGCAGCTAATCAAATGGCGCTGCTACCAATGGGGTTAGCTGACCCTGAGAAAATCTATCACACACAAACAAAGATAGTCGAAGCGGCTGGGTTTAAAGACGTTCAAAACTTCATAACTGACCCTAAAGGAAAGCCTCCAGTCCAGCCGCCGCCTAATCCAATGTTGCAAGTGGAGCAAATGAAGCAGCAAGGGATAGAAAAGGCTAACCAATTTAAGGCATGGCAAGAATCTCAAAAAATGGAATTAGAAGACCGCAAACATGCTCGTCAAATAGAGCGAGAGATTCAAGCCGAGCGAGATAAGCAAGAGATGCAAGCTAGAGATGAGCAGTTCCAAGCAAATCTTAAAGCGCAACAAGATGCGTACACGCGAAGTTTAGATGACATGAAAGAAAAAGCTAAGTTAGGTTTTGATTATTGGAAAGCTGAATTAGACGCACAAGTAAAGCTCACAATTGCGGGTATCAAGTCGCCTCAACAAGTCATTGAAGAGACTGAAAAAGAGGATTCTAAAGAAAGCAACATGCAACAAATGATGATGCAAATGATGCAAGCAATGACAGCGCCAAAAGTGGTCGTTAGAGACGCTAACGGTCGAGCTGTAGGTATTCAACACGCAGGAGTAAATTAACATGCCAGCAGGAGCATTCGTTTTTCCAGACCTTGCAAAGCTAAACATAAGCTCTGCAACTAATCTATTAAACCCTACTAATACTTACAAGCTAGCATTGGTTACAAGTGCTTGGACGCCAAACAACACGACAAATGAAGTTTGGGCTGATGTATCCGCCAATGAAATAACGGCAGGTAATGGCTATACGGCAGGCGGCGGAACTTTAACTAATGATGCGCTTACGCAAACAGCAGGGGTTGTTAAATTCACGGCTGATGCTTTTGTTTGGACAGCTTCAGGCGGTTCAATTCCAGCATGGCGGCGCGGTGTTGTTTATGCTTCGGGCACGTTGAACGGCAAAGTTAACCCGATAGTTGGGCACTTTTTAGGTGACAACACGCCCGCTGATATTCCAGCGACAACAACAGGCAACACGCTAACCGTTACACCTAACGCTAGCGGTATTTTGAGCTATACATAATGGCAGATAACACAGTACTACCCGCTGGCGTTGGCGGTGACACAATAGCAACCGACGATATTGGCGGCGTTAAATACCAACGTGTCAAGCCCTCATGGGGTTCTGATGGCGTGGCAGTTGATGTTGATGCTAGCAACCCGCTACCTATTTCAATCAATGCAAGCATTTTCAGGTTTTCAAGCAATAACACTAGCACGGCACAGCTAGCGGCGGCGGCGACATTTACGGGTGTGATTGAAACAGCGTTAGACCAACCAAGCATATCTTTGCTTTTAACGTCTGACCAGCCTATCACATTAACAGTCAAGCAATATATCGACCTCGCTGGTACTCGTGCAGTGCCTGATATTGTTTTTTACATTGCGGCTGGTGTTGGTTTTGGTCGGTCATTCACGCTTAATGGTAATTATGTCAACGTAACTGCGACCAACACAGGCGCGGCAACAACGACTACATTTAACTTAAACACAGCATACGGCACATTAAACGATTCAGAATCAGGCGGCGTACAGCCAGTCACTGAGTTGCCTTTGGTACTAACTGGTGCAACAGCACAAACTGCGACAGTTAACAACATATTGCAGCCAACAGCAGGGACGGCCGGCCTTAACGTCTCGGGCTACAGGGCGGCATCAATCCAAGTCGTATCCACTGGCACGGCTGGTACTTTTATCTTTGAACAGTCTAACGATAACGTGAACTGGATAGCATTGCCAGTGTTTAATGGCGCATTGGTTACGGGTGTGCCAATTACAGCAGCTATTACCGCTACGGTATCACAGATTATTTACTCGTTCCCTTTGCGGTGTGTGTTTGTAAGGCTAAGAATTGCTACTACTATCACAGGTGGAACTATTCAAGCCTTTAGTCGCATAGGCACAGACCCTTGGACGCCATCGGTTGCATCGGTAACAAGCAACACAGCAGCGAATTTACTGACAACGGCAACAGTTACAGGCTATCCAACAGCAGCGGCAGCAGTAGATGCACTTGCTAATCCTACGATTACGCAAATTGGCGCTGACAACATGGTATTTAACGGCACTACATGGGATAGGCAGCGCGGCATGTCTACTGCCTTAACTACAGGTGATACAGGCGCAAAAACAGCAACGGGTAACGGCGCGACAATTACTAACGTCGGCAATAAAGGCATTCAAGTCGTGTTAGCGATGGGTGCAGTTACTGGTACATCTCCTACGTTTGTTTTGAAAATGCAATCCTCGGTTGATGGTGGCACGAACTGGGTTGATATCCCCAGTGCAACAACGGCATCATTGGTTGCTACAGGCGTATGGGGTATCTCTGTTTATCCAGGTCAAGCTGTTACCGCTGGCACAACAACATCAGGAACTACCGCTACAGCCAATGGCGTATTAGCTAGAACGTGGCGCGTGGTTTGGACTATTGGTGGGACAACGCCATCATTTACGATTACTTCAATCACGTATAACTATTTGCCAAACTAAATGTCGTTAGCGTTACTACTTTACAGAGGTGGTGGAGGCGGCACTACCAATACGCAAGTAACGGCGGGTGTTGGCAACATTGTCTTAACGGGTTACGCGCCCACGATAGCACAGACGGCAAATCAATCTGTATTGCCTAATGTTGGTAGTCTGGTTATCACAGGCTATGCGCCAACAGTAACACAAGGCGCTGGGCAGGCTGTAAACCCAAGCACAGGCAGTTTAGTAATAACGGGCTATGCGCCAAGTATTTCACAAAGTACAAGCCAAGCTATTAACCCTAGTGTTGGCAGTTTGGTTATTACTGGATATGCTCCTAATGTCGTTCAAAGTGGTGTATCTACAGGTTTTAACGGCGGCTTCGATATGTCACGCCCTCGCAAGGTGTACATTAAGCGCGGTAAGCAATATCTCATTTTCAACAACAATGAAGAAGCTGATGTATATCTAGCGGCTGAAAAAGCAATCGAGACGGCTAAGAAGTCTAGCCGTGGTGCTGCAAAGCGTGTAATCAAAGCTTTAAAGGTAGTTAAACCTGAGATTGCACCTGAACCTAAGCTAGAGGAATTAAGCGCTCTAATCGCTAAGTTTGACTTTAAATACGACTTACCCCAACTTGCAAAAAATAATGACATTGAAGCGTTATATCATATACAATCTATGTTATATGCATTACAGCAGGACGAGGAAGACATTGAATTGTTACTCTTAGCACTATGACCTTACAACAAAACGTCACACTTGGTAATGATGCGCTTGCAGTGCTGGAGAATGAAGCATTTAAAACAGCTTTAGCGAGAATGCACTCTCGAATAGACGCACAATTAAAATCAGCATCATTGCGCGAAATGGAAGACGTTAAATTGCTAATTCAATTAGCCAGATGTGCTGATATTTTTGAGGAAAATTTATACTCGATTATTCGTGGCGCAAAAGACGCACAGCATAAAATAGATTTAGAAGCTGCTAGGGAAAAACCTAGAGGTCGCGTAGGACAGTATTTGCGTAAGATTTAATCGGTAGTCACTTACCATAACGGCAAACGT